TTACCTCTTCAGATAACCAGTCACTTAAATTATATTTTGCTAAATGAGCATCACCAAAGTCATTATATGGTTTTGGTGGGAATTTTACATTTAATATATTTAAATCAAAGTACTGTGATAATTTTAAATAATTTTTAATCGCCGCAATAAATCCTCTATTGTCCTTACTATCATCGTCATTATTAGTAGAAATAATAATCCGATTGATTGGCATACTACTAAGATAAGAAATAATATTGCTGTTAACAGATAAGCCAAAGATAACCAAAATGTTTTTAATGCCTTGTTCATATAATGCTAATGCATCTCCTATACTTTCAACCAAAATAACTTCTCGTTTTTCTACAATAGATTCTGCTACTTCTGTTTTTGAATTAAATGCTGGATATATCCAATTATTTCTTTTACCTATGTGTTTCCATTTAGGATAATTATTGTTGTCATCTACTTTTCTTCCTGAAAAACCAATAATTTGTTTTTCTCTATTATATATCGGGAACACCATTCTTCTATACATTTTGCCGACACCAGCCAAGCCGACATCAAACTTTTTCTGAGTCTCCTCTGATATCAACTTATTGTTATAAAATTTATAGTTTGGGAATAAATTTTGTAAACAGTCTTCGGGATAAATTTTTTCCATTTCTAATGTAGCTTTTTTCTTGTAAGTTTTTACATCACCAAGATTTACTTTAGATAATACACTTTTTAAATCTGTACTATTATCTTTTAAAGTCTCTTTTACTAAAGCTTCAAAAGGTTTAGATCCTTTGTTTTCAACAAAATCCATCCATACGCCTGTATTTTTGTAAATTTTTAAGGCTGTTTTATTATCTCCATCCCTATAAAGAGCTTGTGTTCGCCAGTGATCCCCACAGTCAATAAGCTTGTAGCCTAAACTCTCTAATATTTCCTGGAATTGATCAGAACTGGTCAAAGTCTGGGATTGTTTCTCCATCTCCTTCTGTGTTTAAATCAACTTCTCCATTTAATCTTCTAGAGATATCTCTCAAGTCTCCACACTCACTTATATTAAAATTAATAAAATTTAAATTAATTGAGTTTTTTCTTAATGCATCATTAATTCTAACTGGCTCAACTGCACCAGCAATGTCACTGCCAAGGTGTCTTGCTTTTACATTTATCAATTTATGAGTACCAAACTGCGGCCCTTCTAGCTCTATTTCATCTGCGGTTTTGTTTCTTAATATAAACATGTGAGAACAGAATTGAGTGATTCTATCTGATAGTGAAACAATAGATTCATCATCAACTATTGACTGAGCTGTCCTATTATTTGTTATACCATACCTGTTAGATTGAACAGAAGTAATCATAGGTATGACAGGCTCTCCCTCATATATGATTTCTTTTTGAACGCACTTCTTAAATTTATCCACCATCTCTCCAACTATCTGCCACTCTGACTTATTAGCGGATGATTCTGATGTTGTTTTAATATAATCAAAAGAAAAAACCATCTTATTTCCTCTGCCTACTTTTGAATAGTAAAACCTTTTAAGTGTGTTGACCATTGAATCAACGTCCATGCCACCGACATTATAATAATAAAACTTTAATTCTTTTATTTTAGGCCAAACGCTTCTTACTTTAGCAACTACATCTTTACCAGCCTGTCTCCATTTACCACTTTCTAAAAGATGCATAGGTACGCCAGACAATGCTGCACATTGTCTCATTATAAGCTCTTCCTTACTCATCTCACCATTGTCAAAATGCAACACTGGGACATCATACTCAAGACTAACTTTAGTAGAATAATCCATGCAAAACTGAGTTTTTCCAACTCCAGATCTAGCTACTATAACAGTTATGTTTCCTGCTCTTAATAATGAGCCATAGATCTCGTTAACTTTAGGATGTGGACCCATCATTCCAAATTCTGTTAATGGGTTATTGCCTCTATCTTCCACCAAGTCTTGCATCTCCTCGTAGATGTTAACTGGTGTGTCGTTGCCTAACTCATAAAGATTAATCCTGGAATTATATATTGAGTCAGAAGCCTCAACTATATCTCTGTAAGAAGCCTCTGGAGGCATTTTTTTCATCTTACGAGCTATTTGTTCAGACGACGCTAATATCTCTCTTCTTATAGAGTATTTTTTTAACTCTTTAGCTGTTTTTATTACATTACCCTTTGGAACTTTTCTTAAAGCTAATGATTTAATATAATCAGATGGGTTCAAGTTATCTTCAAAAGATAAACCCACCTCATTTACCCTTTGAGCTATAATTATTTCATCTATATCATCACCAGCATTTACAGCCTGTTCGAGTATTCTAAAAATAGTTGAGTTAAGTGAACTTTGATCAGAATAAAAATCTGAAACAGATATGAAGTTACATATCTCTGTTAGTGACGCAGGATCTTTTAAAAGCCCCGCCAATAATTGCTTCTCTAATTCGTAAGAATATATCATACTTCTTCTGGTTTTTCATCTCTATTTATAAAACCTTCTAAAGCTTTTAGAAGAGCTAGCTCTGTCATTGAACAATCGAACCTTTGATATATTAAAGGTTGTCCATTTTCAGAAGATACAGCCATAATAATGCCTTTATATTTATCTATGCCTCCAGATAATTCATATAATTTATCTACCATTTCAGATGGTATGCTAAATTCCACTTCATCATCGTCGTCTTCTATCATAAGTGTATTTCTTGATCCACAAAAAGAGATGCTGTTATTTCGTCCTGTGGGTATATTTCTGCTAGTTTTATGTTATTACTTTTACAAAATAGAAGCTTATCCTCATCTCTTTTGAGTTGGTCACAGTACTTAAATCTGTTTTTATGAAAAAATTTAACATATCTTGTGTGCTGCTCTCCTTGTACCTCTACTGCTATTTTTTTATTAGCGTTATAAAAGTCTAAAGTCAATCTACTTCCGACAACTCTAAATTCTTCGAATACAATATCATGTATCCAAAATGGTTGCAAAAAACTTTTTACTCTAGTTTGAAATTTGCTCCTACTAGGCTTTTCCCAGTTTATGAGATATTTCTTTGCGTTTTTTAGATTTCTTTCTCGACCATAGACATCAATAAACTTCATTATGACATCTCTTGGATATATTTTTTAAAGTAATTGAAAAGAAAATCACAAAGATCTGGGTTGTCCTCTATATACTTAAAAACTTTATTCATACCTTGAATTTTCTCTGGGAACTCCAACTTATTTTCTGACAAAGATCTTTAAAGTCGTCAGTAGTACTTATCCAAGCTCCACTCTTTTTAATAAATTCAAAGGACTCTAAAAGATTTACAATCTCTTTTTCAATCCATATAGATGTGCCACCTTTTCTGCCATATCTTATGGGGTAAGTTATCCTTTGATTTGTTTTTTCATTAGGAGATTTCTTTACCGTGACCTTAGCGTGAACTCCAATAATTGGATTTGTTTTTGGATCATGCTTCTTTGTTGAGTCTTCTAAAATTTGATCTCCAGCAAATCTTGGATCATATTCTATAATCCAGTTAGCAAAATGCAAAAGAGCATTTCCTCCAGTGGCCGTGGTTTGCCTAACAGGAGCTTTGCTATAAGGGTCAAGCTTTATGTCAGCTCTAACTTGAGAGACGAAAATAGCCATGTGGCCCCTTTTAGCCAGCTTTATAGACATCTTTTTCATGAATGTAGCAGCTACAACTGCACCACCTGCAACTTTCACAGAATCTTCATAACCTTTAGCTTTATCATTTTTTAAGATCAAGCCATCAACAGAATCTAAAACAAAACAATATTTTATTCCTGTTTCGTTGTGATCAATTAATTTTGTTATTATCTCAGCGACCGCTTCATAAATGTTACTTTCAAATACAAAACAAGAACCGTTTTCCCATTTGTTATGTTCTGTGACAAAATTGAGGCCAGATCTTTCTTTCATTTCTGGAGAGAGTCTTCCTTCAGCCTTGATATAAAAACCTCTTGAATTAGGCACGGTCTCCAAAAAGTTTTTCATAACCTGTAATGACTCAGATGTTTTGCCACCTTCGTTCATGCCTGTAAATCTATGTAACCCAGGCCCGAATCCTCCTCCAAGCTCCACATCGAATTGTAAGGAACCACTAGAAACTTTATAGTTTTCCTCCACCTCAAAATTATAATGATCTTCTTTGTTTGTTTTCAAGAAATTTTCTAGTATTTTTTCTGGATTTATATCACTCATTTAAAAAATCTTTAATTGTTTTTTTCTTAACTTTTACTTTAGCATCTTTGCCAAATTTTTTACCTATATTATACTTTGGATATTTAGAAAAGTCTACTCTAAAATTAAAAGCTCTGAACTTTTTATCTAATGTAGTTTTAAGTTTCGGGCTTGTCAAGTACGCTAAGGAATCAAATTTATTTTCAAAATATATACAAGACATAAATTCTTGAGAATATCTCTCTATGAGATTGTTAAGCATTTTCATCTCCCTAGCAAAAAAAGGTCTTCTACCTTTTTCTGGTACGTCAAGTAAACGAAAAAGTATTTCTCTTTTATTTAAAAGCACTAATTAGTATGTAGCAACTTTAAATCATTATCAACCATTTTTTTAACTAAAGCTGCAAAATTAGTTTTAGGCTTCCACCCAAGCTCTTCTCTTGCTCTGCTCGAATCACCCCAAAGTAAATCAACCTCTGCTGGTCTATAAAATTGCGGATCTACTTCCATTAATAAATCATCACCATGAAAATATTTACAATCTTTATCTATTCCTTCCCATCTACACATTGATCTATGGAATCCCGCTGCATTAAATGCCTCTTCAACAAACTCTCTAATTGTATGTGTCTCATCAGAAGATAATACATAATCATCGGGCGTTTTTCTCCAAACATTAATCCAGTATTGCTCTTGATTTAACATTCTCCATATACCATCCATAAAATCCTCTGAATCACTCCAGTCTCTTTTAGAATCTACATTACCAAGTTTTAACGGCTTAAAATCTTTTTTACTAGCATAATCACGGCTAATTCGAGCAACATTTTGAGTAATTTTTCTTGTTACAAACTCAGAACCTCTTCTAACGCCTTCATGATTAAAAAGCCAGCCTTGAATAGCATATAATCCATAAGAGTCTCTATATACTTTAACTAAGTGCCTAGCAGAGCATTTAGAAGCGCCATACGGACTCCTGGGCCTAAGCGGGTGTTCTTCTGTCTGAGGTTCAGTTATGACATCGCCAAACTCTTCAGAGGAACCAGCATTGTAATATCTACACTCTGGGCAGTGTCTTTTTATAGCTTCAAGCTGATGCAAAACAGCTAAGGCGTTTGTCTCCATGTGTTGGGTGGGCATTTTCCAACTTGTACCCACAAAAGAATTTGCTGCAAAATTTATAAAATAATATGGTTTATGCTCAGCTATAACTCTGTCTACATTCTGGGGATCAGTTACATCTAAATCAATAAGAAAAAATCTAGGGTTGTCTAATAAGTGAAGAATGTTATCATGATTTTTAACACTCAGTCTTCTAGCTCCTCCAATGATAGTGTGAGTGGTATTTTCCAAAAGATAATCCACCATATTACTGCCATCTTGTCCTGTTACTCCTGTTACTATTATTTTTTTCATTTGTATTGTGCTATGAAATCACTGCAAATTCCTATGCAGTCAGTTAATTTATCATCAGATCTCTCAGGCATAACGGCAATACTGTTTTTTATCGGTTGATTCCCAGGAAATGCCCATATATAATTTTTACTAGTGAGGGTTACATCATCTCTCTGATGCCAAAAATAATGTATATTATATCCTCCCTTTTTTGTTAGATATTGTAGTTGAACTACTGCGTCTAGATTTTTAGCATGACACCACAAAGATGAGTTTTTGAGATAAACTGGATCAATTAAATCAACTGGTTTGTCATGACCTAAATATAAAAAATTATCTTTACCCCATAAATCTATCTCTACATCAAAGCCTTTATCTAAAGCTTCATTAATATACTGAACTGTATTTTCTCTTTTTGGCTGTTTGCCATGAAGATTACCTCTGTGGGATATTAAAATCATTTAATTGTTTTTTAAAAAGAAATCTAAATCTTCTGGAGTACCTAGTCCCCACATATTTTCTATGTCAAATGTTTTTATTTTTTTTCCATCTTGTATGGCTTCATTAAAAACAGGACAAACATAAAATTCATTATTATGTCGAATGTCTTTCTCTATCATTTGTTCAGCATATTTTACATAGTCAGAGCCTTTTTTCCAGTAGTAGATTCCTACTGTAGCGATATCAGAAATAGGTTTTTTCTCTGCTACTTCTGTTACATCTCCCTCATCGTTTACTTTTGCAAAAGACCATTTAGGATGTGTAGATTTAAAAGTTAAAATACCAGCATCTGCATCTTGCTCTTGCATTTTATATAAAAATTCGCTCGTGTCCCACTGAACGTACTGGTCAGAGTTAGCTATGAGTAAAGGTTGATCTGTATTTATAATTTCTTTACTTAAAAGTGTGGTGCAAGCTGCTCCTTCGGTCATCCCGTCAACTTCTATAACATTGCATTTTGGGGTTATAAGATTTAAAAGAGTATCTAAGTTATATTCTTTTCTGTGGTCTTTTTGTACTATAAAAGTATGAGGGCTTTCGCAGTTTAAATTTTCTACAACGACTTGAATCATAGGTTTACCTCTAACTTCAATCAAGGGCTTTGGAAAAGTATACCCAGCGGCCTGGAATCGGCTGCCAGCTCCAGCCATTGGTATCAAAACATTTAAATTATTATCTTGCCAGCGTGTGTTCATAAGTTGTGTTTTTGTATTTAATTTTGATTTTACTTTTTGTATTGTTAAGTCGGATGGATCTTTAACTCTTAAAATATTAGCCCCTGATCTTTGAGCTGCAAGCAATCCATGAGGAGAATCTTCTACAATTAATGTTTGCTCTGATAATTTTCCAAACTTTATCATAGTCTGCCAATACATCTCTGGGTGAGGTTTTGATTTACAAACATCTTCATTAGATAATATATAATCAAAAAAATCTATAAGACCAAGTTTTTGCAAAACACCCTCTAGTGAGCTTCTTATAGAATTTGAGCAACAGGCTATTTTTAATTTATGATTAAATAAAAATTCAAATAACTGCACTAGGTCAGAATCTTTTTCAATTTCATTTATTTTTTGTGCCGTTATCTTTTGTTTTTCCAACCAAACATTTTCATGCTCAGATTTTGGTAACCCTTTCTTGTCGGTTAATATATTTAACTTGTCTTTTGTTTTTAATCCATCATATATGTTTAGATGTTCACTATAAGAAATAGAAAACTTAGGATCTACAATTTCTAAGGCTTCATTTAAAGCGTTGAAATGCATCTCTTTAGCTCTTACTAAAACTCCATCTAAATCAAATATAATTAATTCAATCATTCCATAAGTTCTTATTTAAAAAAATCGATTTATTGTCATCCCACATATCATTTTCCATAAAGAAATATTTATATAAACAATGGTTATTAATTAAAGAATTTTCACCAGTTATATAAGTTGCTAAATTTTTAGTTCGTTGGTTTTTAAAAAGCTCTCCAGAAAATTCATTTAGTTTGCAGCTTATAGGCCAACCTTCTTTGCATTTTTTATTGTATTCACTATCTTTCTTAAGATATTCAAAAACCTTGTCATACATTGTAGATACAATATCTATATTTCCTGAAGAACTATAAAACCAATGATCTGAAGCTCCAGCATTAGTCTGATCCCAATAAGCTTGATAAATTTTACTCATGTCCTGATTAGCATTAAAGTTTAAATGACTTGTTTTATTTAAACCTTGCTTATGATGTCCTACATCAAACCTGCTAACTAAAACAACATCGTATTTGAATCCAGCTTCTGTTTCATACTTTTGTTTAAGTTGTATTGACTGCTTTCTAGAAAACAAAAAACTCAAAGTTTTAAATAAATTACCTTGAGCCATTGTTGTATTGTTTGTGAAATTTATATCTTTAAATAAATCTTGTTCTTCCTTAAAATCTTTTTGAGGTTCAAATATATAACCCAGGGGATTAAATGTCTGTACTATCTCATCTTGTATGTCGTCATCCCAGGAATGAATAAAAATATCTGCACCTTTTATTTGTTTTAAAAGTGTGCAAAACTTTTCCAAGTAGGCTCCATCAGCTTTTACGCTGCTACCTCTAGCTAAGCCATGTAAACATGCAGCTATCTTCATTTTAATGTGTGAAGGTTAATTTGTTTCCATCATGGAAAAATAATTGAGATTTTTTAATCGACGTTTCTAAATCATCAAAATCCATTCTATCTAATTTTTTCATCACACCATCTGGGATAGTTATGATGTCAGCCCCCCATGACTCAGCCTCTACGATAGAAAAAACTCTTTGACACCCAGCATATAAAATTTGTTTATTGGTGTTATCTCCTATGATAGATCTAGCTTTATCAAAAATTGGCTTAGCATAAGTTCCAGAATCTGAAAGACCTCCAGCAAAAAGCGATATGATAGATTTTGTTTCGTCACTGACAGCATCGCATGCTTCAATAGTTTGCTGTTCCGTATGTATGCAAGTCACATTTACTTTAAAACCATCTTTGCTTAAACCCTCAACTAAATCTTTAGTAGATTCTCCATTAGGTAGTACAATTGGTATTTTTACATAAACATTATTAGATTTTTGGCATATTAATTCTGCTTGTTTTATAATCGAGCTTGAAGATGGGCTAGTCACTTGAAATGAAATTGGTTTACCTTTTGAACTTTCAATAGATTTATCAATAAAAGTATTATAGTCGGTGACATCTGCGTCTGCTACATAAGATGTATTTGTAGTAACTCCATCTACTAAATCTATATGTTCTTCTATATTTACTCCGTCGTAATACTTTTTAACTTTCATTTTTAATTAATTTGTTTAGCCAAACAATAGCCATTAGTAATGCAAAAATTCCATGATCAGAACTAACTTTCATTCTAAATGGCACAAATCTTATAAAATACATGCTCATATAGAATATTCCTTTATTTATAACAGTGTCTCTGTCGTCATTTAGTATGACTGACCACTGAGATATTATATTGTTTGTTAGTTGGTTATCTAAATCTAATTTAAAATATTTGTCTATGCATTCAAATTGATCGTCATTCTTAGAGATATTTATATCAATATTTTTCCATTCATTGAATTTAGAGAAGATTGATTGACACATTTTACCTAAATCAAGCTCTGCTGCATCAAAAATGTCTGAACCGTCCATATCTATCAATTTTATTGAAGATCCATCCCACATTACATTTTCTAGGGTAAAATCGCCATGTATAGGTCTAATGAAATTAGGTTTGACTAAATGTTTATCTATTGTGAGTAAAGTATTGTTAAGCCCTAAATATTTTACGTTATTTATATAAATAAATTCATTAAAAATTATTTTATTTAAATTTAAATCTTTACAATAAGAATCAAACTTGCTAAAAATTTTATTTTGATAATGTTTTGTTAACCAAGATATTCCATCTACTTCTTTTCTTAAAGAGTAGACATTTTTGTTCATTCCATCCAGCAAATTGTTTATGGCTATTTTTTTTTCATCTAAACAAGATATATCAGCAACGGTTTTGTGTTGCTTTAAATATTCCATATCAAAGCTAAAATCAAAATCTGTATCTTTTTGTTTAGTTATATTTGGAGTTGAATCTGGCCACAAAAAAGAGAATCTCTCTAAATCGCTTACTTGTCTTTTTAATTTGTCATAATGTATTATATCATCCTTT